ACTGTTGCTGATAAACTTGTTGCTATAAACTTTCCAAATAAATGAGAGGAATCAAATCCAGCTAAACCAACAATACCTTCTCCATAATAATAAGAGTCAAGTGATCTTGTCAAGTTATCTAGTTCACCAAACACATCTAAACTTTCTAATGTATTAAATGCTTCTTGAGAAGCTGTAGCTATAAATTCTAAATCTTGTCCTGATCCTGTTGACCATTTATCAACTGAGTAATTATAAATTAATAATTTATTATTACTTGTTCCTGTTGCACCTGATCCACGATAAGACCATACAGCTATAGAGTTATTAGGATCAATCGCTGAACAAATACCATCTAAGTTAGAAGATAAGTCCTCAAAGAAGAAATTGTCTATTCTACCATTACCAATAGGTGTAAGTTGCTGACCACCAGAAAGTTTATAATAACCATCTTGAGCAAGGAAGAATATATCACTACCATAACTACAAACTGACTTAGGAGCAAAAGCACCTATGTTGTCTGCAATCTTATTAAAGGTAAAGATTAATGGAGTACCAACATATTCCATTCTATAAATAGCTTTCTCAAAGAATATAATTCCAAAAGATTCACCACCTACAATAGCTTGAATATTACCATGAGTACCAACAATATCTTGATAACCTGATTGGGTTGCTTGACTAGGTGTCCAGTCAGAAGAATCATTTAATGCTGACCATTTAACTCTTTGGTTGTAAGCTGTTGATGATTCAGTTGTATATCCTGCAACAACAAAATCTCTAATAACTGTTAAGTATTTAGCTTTAAGAGAAACTAAATCAGAAAATAAACTATCTGTTCCTTGATTAAATTTTTGTATATTATCTGCATGATTGGTTGCAATTATATTTGTTCCAAACTGTGTAAAAGACCAAAAATCTCTAGCATTAGAAGTAGTTGAATTACTATAACCACCACTCTTTGATTTATTAACAAAATTACCACTACTATTCATTTGAAATAGTCTAGTAGCATTACCACAATAGTTAGTAATACCATCACTAAGAAAAGCTGAAAATAATCCAACTGCATCTAAAGGAGTTGATCCAGTTTCTTTTGTTAAAGGCTCTGTAGTTAAACTTTGAAATCCTGCTAATGCTTTATATCCTTTAGCTAGAGGTACAACATTATCTACTTTTAACGCACCTGAATTTTGAAAGGTAGGTAGATCAGCTTGTAAATCGCCAAACTCAATCATTAGACTACCTGTGAACTAGACATTTGTAGAGGCGAGGAAGTTGTAGATCCTCTTGAAGATGCTAGATTAGCTGAACCTAATGCCTCTTTATACAATCCTGCCCATATATTTAATCTTTCATCTTGCATTAAGAAAGGTGAACTTTCTGCTAAAGCTCCATAAAGATAAAGTTCAGGGTAGTTTGTAAGAATATCGTTAGTTGCATTACTGTCTGATAATGCTGTTAATTTTTTATAATAATTAATTTGTAGTGTAGTTGCTGAGTCTGGTTGTATTCCTAGTAAAATGTTTGTTCCAACTATTGTAAAATAAGTAGGTGTTCCAGAAGTCTGTGATGTATTATACTTGTTATAAAAATCTGTACTTGCCATAAATCTTAATGTTGTAAAAGGATTGCTTTGGTAAATAACAGTTGTAGCTTCTATATAACCAGTTGGTAAAGCATAGCTTTGTGTACCAGAGACAGTATCAATAGAAGTATCTATTGTTACCATTTCTCTAACTTTTAATTCTCTATTCATTCTACTTTCTGCAAGAGTAATAAAATCCCCTAAGTAAGCAGTTAAATCTTCTCTGTTTAAATAAGATGCTATTGTAGTTTTTAAATTAGAGTATGTAGTAATTGACATTATAATTTACCTTCATAAATCCTAAAATATTTATTGTCTGAATCATTTAACCATTTGAAAAATCTTGGTTTATCTAAAACCTTTCCTCCATAAGTCATAATTCCTCGTTTAGCTAATTGATGAACAAGAATGTTTGGAAGTCTAGCTACACGATATCCAGCTTCATGTTTCATAATTTTAGATTTATAAGCACCCTCATTTCGTGCTACTTTATTAGCGTCTATAATTTCTTTAATAGATGCATCATCTTGATAGTTTTCAATATGAAATTTATTCTCTACTTCATCTACAATTAGATTGGTTTTGACTATTGATCCATCATTAGGATCATTAAGAGAGAATTTTTTTGCCATGTTACTTAATTGCTTTTGCTATCATCATGTCAATAGTACCTTTAACTTGAAGTCCTTGATTGCCACTTATTTTAAGCATTGGATCGTATTTTCTATCGCCCATTGATGTTTGCGAAGATTGTTTCTTTTTACTATTTTTGCTAACCATAGGATCAGCTTTAATTGAATCAGAAACTCTTTTATACAAACCTGATGTATGTTTTTTATTTGTAAATATTCCCATTTGTTACTCCTGTGTTGATTTAAAAAAGGGAGGGCATGAAAACCCTCCCAGTCCTTTATTCTGCTTATGAATTATGCAGTTAAGTTAAAGATACCATAGTTAGCGTTAGGAGCTTTAGCTGTTAAAGTCCATTCTGCTAATAGTAGTTTCTTGTCTGAGTCACCAGTTTTAGCAAGATCAGTTGTTTGGAATGGTCTTAGAAAGTCCACACTCCACATATCCATTTGAAGGATATCTACTCTGTTTGCGTTTTGGAAACGATCAGGAACAAAAGCTACTTCTCCGAAATCTGATACATAAATATCAGTAGTTCCGATAGATACTTTATCACTAGCGTCTTTGTACTTCGTTGCAACCCCATTAAATGCTGAAGCTAACTGCTTATGACTTGGAGACATTAAAACAGTATCAGGCTCTCCACCTAAAGTGAAGGCTTGTAAAAGTCCTGCTGTTAATAATGCTTCTGTGTAAGTTCTGTTAGTACCACCTGCAATAGCTGTAGCACCTGTTCCTACTGGAACAGCAGAAGGTGAACCATTCTTGGAATAGTTATTAATTCCTGAAGCTGGTCCGTACCATGTGCCTACTGATGCACTCTTACGAGCTGCTGAAGCACTTCCTGCAACTTTAGCTTGTTCAATGCCTATCATAGCATTTTCCATATCACGCTTGATTTCTTTACCCATCTTAGCTAATTGATAAGCCATTTGAGTACCCATACCTGCGTTATCTACAGCATCATCTGTACCTGAAATTGTTACAGACTTTGATGAGATTTGTGTATAGTTGGTAAGTCTATCAGTTGCTCCACGAGCCTGTCCTGCATAGTCATCACCTTCAATTTGTGCGTTTACTGCTACATCAGCTAAACTATCTGTTTGCCATTCGTGTAGAGTATTTGTTGCTGTGCCTTTTGATGCGTTGCTCATAAAAGGAGTTTCAGTTGGTGAAATATTAAAAATTACATCAGCTAAATCTTCTCTTATAGAGTTCACACCATCATACGAATCGTATGTATTAGTTGGTTGTGCCATTTTAGTCCTTTTCTATATGTTATTGAGAATACATCTGCTCAAGAATAGAAACTGCATCTTGTACCTTTCCTGTTTTCTTGAGAGTTGCTTTTTTTGAGTTCATACGCCTCACAACATCACTATCATCATTAACTCTTGGATTAGAAGAACTGACTACTTTAGAGATTTTAGTTATTTTTTTATTTTTAATATTAGCTTTTTTTAACTTATCATAACGATAAGCACTAGCTAACATCATAACTGCTCTATGATCTACAAGTTGAGATATTTCTTGGTCTGTATATCCAATTTCTTTAGCAAAATTAGTTAAGTTCTTAACAAACTCAGGACCTTTTTCTTTATCTGCATAGATCGGTAGTTTTTCCGAAAGAAGTTTTCTTTGATCTGAAATATAAGATTGATAATTTTTATCATTCTCATTTTTCTTTTCATATTGTATTCTTTCTTGTTCTTGTATTGAAGCCTGTAGTAGTTCTTTTCTTCTGTCTTGTTCAGCTTTATACCGAACATATTCAGCAGGATCTTCTCTATAAAGTTGATCCATATCTACATTAGATTCATTTCCTTGAAGTTCTTGAGTCAATATTTGAAGTTGTTGTTGGTATTGATCTCGTTTGATTTTTGCCTCCTCAAATTCCCTAGTGTATTCATTTTTTAATTGGTCTACACCTTTTCTATCTTGTGATAGTTTTTCGGTTTTTTGAGTATAATCTTGTTGACGAGAATAACCTTTTCTAAGTTCATCAAGGGTGACTTCCACTTCCTGTCCATTGACAGTTAGTTTATAAAGTTCCTCATTACCATCAGAAGTTTCTTCTATTTCAACATGATCTGTAAGTTCATCATCATCAAAAGCATCTTCGATATTCGTTTCCGAGTCGCTTCCTTCTTTTTTTGATTCTTCACTTGCTATTTCCTGATTCTTAGAGGCTTCTGTACTAAGTAAGTTGTTCAGGGCATTAGCTACCTCTCCATGTGTATTTAGAGGCTTGGGCGTTGGTACAACAGATTCATTTTGAGTTTCTGTTGCAGATTCCATTGCTGGTTGTTCTGCCATTTATTTCTCCTATTTTTTTATGATTTTACCAGTCTCCATGACTGATTGTAGTTGCATCACAACAAGTTCTAACATTCTCCTCATAACGAAAATGTTTTCTCTTTGTTCTGAATTTTTTAGATCGCTGTTTAACCATTCTTGGTTTAAGTCGGATCGAATTTTTTGTACTGCTTCTATAAATATTTCATCTTCAAGTATTCTTTGTGATTTAATACTTCTTTGTATGTCTTTATCTTCCCCCATAAAAACCACCTAGTTTTTCAGAAAATTTACTTGCGTTACCACCTCTATTGGAATCTTTATTTTTTTCCATATTTCTAGCTATGTTTTTAGCAACAGTTGCTTGATAGTTTGTATCATTTCTTGTGCCATCATTATTTCTCAATGAGTAACCTGTAATTGTAGATCCTGACATATCTTCAGCTATTGGTGTTCCTTGTGGCATAAAAGTCTGTCCTGTTGCGGAATCATAATTATTTCTTCTATTTTCGGCATCTCTCATACTATTTAAAAGATTATTAATATTTCTATTACCATTAACATTTAGGTTTCCAACTCTATCTAAATATGTTTGTCCACCAAACATATTTAATTTACCCATAGAATTTTCACCTTGTTGAAAACCTTCAGGAGTTTGATTACGCATAGTATCAAGTGCTGTTCTAAATCTATTTGTTCTTCTTTCTGGTCCACCAAATAATTTGTCGCCAAATTGTAAACCTAAGTTTATTAATGGATTAGGAAATCCTGGATCAAATGATGAATCAAAATTATAATATTTATCACCATTAACTGAATTATTGGACATATCTTCATCAAAATATTTTTGTATTTCGTTACTCGAACCATAAGGATCAGTAACATCTCTTGCCATACTGTCATAAGCTCTTTCACTAAATGTTTTAGTTTCTTCAGGATCATTACCTTCATTCATAGTTTCAGAAGCTATTAATTTACATGAATCGGAAATAGGATCGTAATAATATCCTTCAAAATTATCACATTGTTTATTACCTTGATCGTCTGTAGTAGGAGGAGTGAAAGAAGGTTTAGGATTTACATCTGTATTATTAGCATAAAAACCTGTAGGAGAATAAGGATTACGAAATACATTATTTGTATTCATGTCTTGAGGTTGCATAGGTGTTGATGAGGTGATGTTTGTCAACTTACCATTAATAATACTTTGTGCTAAACTGCTTTGACCAAATGGATTAAATGCCATTAGTTAATACCTTCCTTTAAAATTTGTGTTGCTAATTTTTCTTTATCTAACTGTTTTCCTTCTTCTTCAGCTAATATTTGTGTAGCTAATTTTTGTTGATCGAAACTCATTTTTTCTTTTTTATAAACCTCATCTGTTTGTTGTTTTCTTAATTTTAGTTGTAATTCAGCTTGATCTTTTTGTTGTTGTCTTTGTAATTCTGCTTGAGCAAGTTGTAGTGTAGGATCAGGTTTTGGTTGTTTAGGTTGAGGAGGAGGAGTATTAGCAGGGTTATTAAAGAATTGACTAGCATCTTTATATCCAGCATTTTCTAAATATTTT